ATTAAAAATATATATTATAAATAAGGCAGTATATTTATATAAATAATATATATAATATACAGGCTTAAAATTTAATTTTAAAATATACCTTGACAAGAAAATGATAGAATGATATTGTTTTATTAAATTAAAAAGCATTCGGGCAACGGGCGGCGGCAGCCGTCGAGGTCCCGAAAGAAACGGACTTCATGCAGCCGGTACAGTCGAGATCATCATGATCTGATTGTATCAGTTGCATTTTTTATTTTAATTATTCCAGTACTGGAGAGAGGAGATGTCGATCATGTCAGCAGTTGAAACGCAGGAAGTAAATAATACAGTTGATGTTTTTAAAGATGACATTGACATGTATATAAATCTCTGGATGGAAGAGAGAAGCATTGAGGACATGTGTAAAGTATCGCAGAACAGATGGTATAACTGTTGTAAATATGTCTATGAGAATGTATTTAAAGTTAACCCAAAGTACCTAAAGGATGATAATAATATTAATAATGCCTATGATACAGATAAGGTTAACGAGGTATTAGATATATATATAGACCTGTGTAATGACTACGAGAAAGTAGTGAATATTGTTGGGTTTACATTCTTTACCGGAATACATAGAGATACATTAAATGGCTGGGTCAATGGCGTGCAGCTAGGCTCATCAGGCTCCGACATTTGCAAAAAGATTGACCAAATGCGGGAAGAAAGTCTTGTAGGTTTACAGATCTCCGGGAAAAACAATCCCATGTGTTACATGCCGTCACTCAACAAGTATTGCGGCTTTAATATGCCCGGCGTAAGAGACCAGGGAGCCAGAGCAAGAGCATTGACAGCTTCGGAGCTCCCCAAACTGGGAGGCGGGAATTGTGCGAGATTGCCGGACAACTTTGACAATTCAAGCCCAGATAATGGTGAAATCGTGATAGACAATTCAAACAATTTAAAGCCCAGTGTTTAAGCACCTTGAGCCGCATACTTTCGTTTAAACAGTTTAAGAAACTTAGGTTTAACGAATAGTTAGAACACAAACAGAGAATTGTACGAACAATTCAAACAATTTATCAATGTTCAAAGCATGATTCGGCATGGAGGGGGAGGGGGTTTGATAGGTTGAGAAAATCAGCACTACTAAGTCCTTTAAATATCCTCAAAAACAAAAAGAGATTGGATGGAAAAGTATGAGAGTAGTATCACAAAGCAAAGACGTTTCGCTTGATTTTGACCGAGCGGTATTCACAGCAAATCATGGAATGATAACTGCTATGGTTGATGGAAAAACGTTTACCATTGGGACGTATGCAAATTTAGGTAGAGAAAAAGAAGTATTCTCTGATATGCACAAGGCATTTTCGGCTTTTCAAGTTATTAGCACAAACATGGATAAACAACAGGTGGCCGAAATGTTTGCAGTATCTAAAAACATATCGATCAGATGCGTTGAGATGAATGATCCTTGTATGGGAATAACTGTATTTGATAATATGGTCTATTACATGCCGGAAAAGTAGTGTTAATATAGCGCTATCGCCAAGCGGTAAGGCACTGGATTTTGATTCCAGTATTCGCAGGTTCGAATCCTGCTAAAGAAACTTGTGAGAGGAAAACAACCATGGTAATTATTAAAACGATTATATCGACGCTGGATGTTATTTTTATGCTGATACTATTTGTATCTGGCAGAGAATCCAAAGACAAAGAAACAGCAATTGCATTATGGGTACTTGTGATGTTACTGTTGCTGAACATGTTTCTGATGTGGAGGTAACAGAATGTTTTATAGTCCAATATTTGGTATTTGCTTTCAGCTGCCTATCATTTGTGCAGAGGAAAGAATACATATAACAAAATCAAAAGGACCGGACATCACCGGAGATTTGCTCGATCTGGATAGTGACGCTGAGCACCAGTCTGAGAAGTCGGAGCATCCAGTATAGCTTAAGTCCACTGGCATTCGGTTTTTGCAAGAAAAAACTCGGCGCAAGCAATTATTCGGTGTTAGTGGACGTCGGCAAAATAAAAAGATCAAAAATACTATCATAAGCGGCGCGCTATGCGCGCTGTGACGGAACGTAGCTCAGAGGAAAGAGCAATCTTTTCATTCTTCCATGCTCTAATGAATTGATAGCCGCAGGTTCAAGTCCTGCCGTTCCGATTGAGAGATAGGTTTAAAGCTTATCTCGGAATACGAAAAGTTCGTATTTCTCCTTTCGCCACTAGGACGATTCTGTTAAGGGCGGTGCGAGACCGTCCGGTGGTATTTGCCGCGGAGCGCGGCATTAGGCGTAAGACTATATGGTGATGAATGATGATCGTTCCGTAATTTGCTGACAAGCAATCCATATAGCAGTCAGACTTGATAGTTCGGGTGCCTATCCCACGGTGCCTGAGCTGTCAAAGATATAATTCCCCCATATAGTTAGGCAGTGGCAGAATGGGTATTGCAGGTAAAGAAACCTATCGGTAAGAGTGTTGCCAAGTGGCAGACGGGCGATCATCCGTAGTCAGCAACCACACCTTTTCTGAAACCAATAATGCAAGGTTCGAATCCTTGCCTGTCTAAGCGGTCAAATTATGCTGTTTGCTTGCAGGCGCTCTATGGTTTGGCTGTAATCGGCATTTTGTATGCCTAGTGCAACGCATGGCACGAAAAACATTATTGCTAACCGTCTGATGGCGGTTTCGGAACGTAGCTTAATTGGTAAAAGTGGCGTGTACACGGAAAACAACAATGAGAGCCGGATTGAAGGTTCGAATCCTTCCGTTCCGATGGTGCCGAGCTGATTTGATACTGTATGCATAGCGCGGCCGCGTACAGAGATATGGAGTGAGGTGTCCGCGCATTTTGGGGAAGCGGCAACGATTGGCGGTGTTGCGGCTGACTGTAAATCAGTTCCCAAGTGGTAAACATTGGAGGTTCAATTCCTCTCTTCCCCACGCGCGAAAGCAAGATCGCAACTTGTAAGTAGGGTTTTGGCGGCATAGTGCGAGATCAGTTCGATTCTGATTAATTGCGGTTAATAGCATTGATAAGGCTAGCAAAGGCATGTGAAAATGCTATGTGGGTTCGATTCCTATGCTTGGAGCGAGTGAGGTGCAAGTCATTACGTCAAAAGCGTCCGTCTCATTACCGGATAGAGTGTTGGTAGCGAAATCCAACTCGAAATAAAAAATACGCCACATAGTCAGCGAGAGTCCCAAGGGACCGTCTGATTATGTGGAAACGCTATAAGATTGGTTAGTCGAGTGGTAAGACACCACCCTTTCATGGTGGTAACACGAGTTCAAATCTCGTACCAATCATGGGCGATGTTGCCAGTACACCCCTAGTGTGTTTGTTACAGAAATACAGGTGCTAATCAATATACCGGTTAAACTTAGCACAGGGAACTGGATTGAGCGGTTGCCATTCAAAAGATGGCGCAAACCGCTGACTAAAAGAAACTTGCACTTGGGGTAGTGTGGAGCAAGTAAAAAACGGAAACTGCTCGGCTATGCAGATATGGTGTAATGGTATCACAGGAGATCGCTAATCTCTCCAACGAGTAAAATCGTTGTCAAGGTTCGAGTCCTTGTATCTGCGCTCTTGCCCGAGCGAAAATCCTAGGTATGCCTTGGGTGTTGATGTGTGACGGAATAGGTAAACGGAATTGTCGTAGAGAATTGGTTGAAACCGACAACATAGATGACCAGATTGTACACTCCTGCGTGGTGCAAATCCACGCCACATCAATTCCTTATCTTCACTTAGTCTGGCACTACTGCAATAGTTCAGGTCGATGGAAGATGTATGGATGGTAAGCGGTATCATTGGTAACATAAAACCCTTCCGTGAATAGAAATTGCAGATTTGAAAGCGGTTGGCATGGTTTGGTATGACAAGGTTCGATTCCTTGTGCCGCTATTCGATGGTTGGTATTTTTTACGCAAAATGGGGTGTGAGTATGTATTTTGAATTTGTTTATGTTGGCTATTCAACAAAGCAATGCGTTGAGTTTCTTGATGAAATCAAAGAAAAATTAAAGGCACATGATAAGAATTTTGAATACGACAAAGAACATTTAGTGATTAAGGCTGAATTATTCAAATGCAGTGCATTACCCATATATTCCGGTCGTTTATCCTGTCTTGGCATGGAAAATGCAGAGTATATCTGCAAAGAAACTGCGAGACCAAATGATTATATTCCTTGTCCAGGAGAATGTTTGAAGATAAAAGCCATTTTGGAATATGTTTCCACAAGATTTAGAAAAACTCCAAAAGAAAAGACAGAAAAAGAACTGGAAGAACTGATTGACGTTTTGATTGAGGTGCGGAAATGAGATTATGGAAAATTATTAAAAAAATATTCAAGAAAAAGCAAAAAGCAGATCCTACACCGCGCATTGAGAAAGATACGAAATGCGATAAATGCAAATACTTGCAAGAGTGTATTGACGAGGGGAAAGTCATAGATTGCAGAAATATTGAAGATACGAGAAGCCATTACATTAAAGGTCTTGGTTCTTATGTAAAATGCGATGGTGTTGAGGTGTGAGTATGGATCTTAATGTGTCAGAAGATCAGAAAAAAGTTATTGAATTGCAAGGATATATGGTTGTCGAGTTCAAATTATGGTATCGAAAATTAGGAGAAATGATTCTTGAGTATGCCGTAAAAGTAATTGATACATGGAAAGCAATAGTTTTGTTTATACAAGAACAGGCAATTAAGGCATTCAAGCATATCAAGGATTTTGTGGAACAGCTTTCAAACGAATTGGAGCCATATATGAATTCCTTGGATTATATGGATTGTGAGAAAAAGAAATATCTGTTTGTTCGGTCACTTGGAAGAGCATATGAAGCGAATGTAAGAGGAAAAGTTATTTATCACAGATGCAGGGATAGGTGTTGAAAATGTGTGATTTTTGTAATGGGAAAGAATCATATAAAACTGCATATGGAGAATTTAAAATCAAAAAATTGGGCTATATAAATGTTATTCAATGCCATATTGATAAATGTCCACAGTATGCTAAATGTTGTAGCAATGGAATGAACGTAGCGATAGCAATGGAAATTGAATTTTGCCCGATGTGTGGTAGAAAGTTGGTGGAAGAATGACATGCTATGAATGTGCTTATTTTGGAATTGAATGGAATGAATTTTTGAAAAAAACGATAGAATTTTGTAACCATCCAGAAAAGTATATTCCTCCAGTAGGATTTGCTTATAAAGAACACGATTGCGAATTTTTCAAAAACAAATCTGGGATATCAAAATGGGACTCTTATTCAGAAAAAGAAAAAGAACAGGCATTGAGGTATTTTCGTGAAAACTATCACAAAAATCCTATTGAAGGTTTAACATGCGAGGGGGCTGAAATGAGTTTCATTGAATATCTAAAAAATGTTGATGCAAACTCATAAGGAAGAGAAGGAGTGTATGAAGCATGATTGTCAATATCAATAACAGCACATACGAGATGAACAGCAAACAGTACAAAGCAGTTCTTGATACGGCGAGCAAAGCGGTTACCTGCGGCATATACGCCATTGAGAAGAACAAGGTAGCAATCATGCTTCGAGAGGAATATAAAAGCAAGGAAGAGCTGAAACAGGCAGTTGGTAATTATACGGCGAAAGGGTTCAAGGTGCATTGGAAATGAAGAAAACACGTTCAAAAATCATAATCAAAACTAGAAAAGGCGGTTACACAAAGATTTATGCTAACGGAAAATGGCAAAAGGGAGTGTATAATATTGATTTCCATGCTGACTGCACGCCATTGAGATACCCATACATAAAAATTTCTTGTGAATTTGATAAGTATAAGACTGATAAAAACGGTTCGGTTATTTACGACCCGGAAAAAGAAGAAATTGCAAAAGAACACGTAGTTGCAAGAATTTAGGGAGATATTGTGAAAATATCAGAAATCTCTATTATAACTGCTTTGTAGAAAGTATTGCGGATATTGATTAGATGATATTACCGGCTAACAAACGGAGTTAGTCGCTAACCAACAAAAATTATTGGCAGAGGTCTTAAGGCACTTCTGCTTTTTGCGGAGGTGCTTTTCTTTTGGCAAGTTCAAGCCTAATTTCCACAGTAAATGGATATGAAAATTACATACAGGTGCATGGCGTTGATGAACAGGTAATAGATGCATACATACAAGCCGTAGCGGTTGCCTTAAGGACAGAACATGACGTTGATTATGGATTGAAAATATCCGCAAAGGCGAAACAACTTATAGCAAGATATGTCAAACAATATACAGGCGGCAGAGTTGCAGACTTAGAAGTGTATGCCTGGGAACATGATACGACATACAAGGTACTCCAACAATTCTACGATGTTTTGATGTATGAATCAGCCTATCTTGTGGACAGCTTTTTTTATTACATTGAAATTGATGAAAAGGACCCGTGGAAAAGATTTTATTTCCCAAGAAGAAAAGTGCTACAGCCTGTAGTCGGAGCATATCAGGAGATTTATGATGGAAAATTGGATTTTCTGTCTGTATCGCAACCGAAAAGAACTGGAAAAACAACAGGCGGTCTGAAATTGGCGCAGATGATGGGTGGACGCGACCCGGACGGAAGTATATTCGGTGTTGGAAAAGGCGAAGGACTTGTTAAGCGATTTTATGGTGGCTTATTGCAAGGATTTGAAACAGAAAGCACGTACAATAGATTCTTAAGTGTTTTCCCGGAAGCAACAAAGATAGGCGAAAAGGACTATAAAAGTGCTGAAAATCTATCAATCGACCTTAAAAGCAAGAATATTTTCCCGACATTTACATGCCGTCCGATTGATGGCGCAATCGTAGGATGTACCGAAGCAAATGTACTTGTCTATATTGATGACTGCGTTAAAAACCATGAGGAAGCACGAAATAGAGATAGATTAGAGTTTCTTTGCGAGAAAGTAACAGACGATGTTCTCGGTAGACGATTAGAGGGAACACCTATTATCATACAGGGAACGAAATACAGCTTGTACGATCCAATTACGGCTTTACAAAATAAAGCTGATGAATTGGAGTGGAGATGGAAAGAAGTTGCGATTCCGGCACTTGACCCAATCACAGATGAAAGCAATTGGGAGATTTATCGAAAAGATAAAAAAGGATTGCGGAAGATATTCACAACCGGTTACTACCAAAAGGAACGAAAACTTGTTTCGGAAGAAACGTGGGCGGCAGAGTTCCAACAAGAACCATTTGAAGCAAAAGGGCGAATGTTTGCGGAAAATGAGCTTAATTATTTTGAGGAACTTCCTATTGATCGAGAACCAGATGCAATTATGGCGGCTTGTGACAGTGCTGATAATGGAGAAGATAGCTGCTCAATGCCAATTGGCTATGTGTACGGCAACGAGGTTTATATCGTAGATGTAGTGTTCGATAATGCTGGAACACAATTTACCAAGCCTGAATGCGCAAATATGCTTATTAAGCACAACGTAAAGACGGTTACATTCGAGAGCAACAGTGCCGGAGAATATTTTGGCCGCGATGTAATGGACATTGTAAAAGAGAAAGGCGGAAGATGTAGCGCACGGTTCAAGTTTAATTGTTCAAATAAAATAACTCGAATGGAAAATGCGAGAGATAATATCATTCGAGATTATTATTTCCGCGATTTCAAGAAAATGGACAGGCAGAGCCAATATTACAAGTTTATGAAAGAACTTACGACCATGACAAGAAGTGGAAAAGTAAAGCATGATGATGCACCGGATTCAGTTGCATTGTTTGAAAACGAGATGCGAAGCGGAACACAAGCAAAGGTAGAAGCAGCAGTGAATCCGTTTAGGAGGTATTGATATGGTAAACAAAGATATTTTAAATCAATACTTAGATTTAAGAGAAGAAGTAAAAGAAGTAAGGAATAAAATTGAAAAGCTTGAAAAATACATAGAAAAAATTGAGCAGGAAGGAACGGTTATTGATAGCGTTTCTGGCGGAAATGGTGGAAACCAACATTTTAAAATAGAAGGAATACCATTGCCAGAATATAGGCACAAAAAAACCTTGTTATATTCCAGAAAAACCACCCTCGAAATTTTGGAAAACGAACTTCTTGAAAAAACAAATGAAGTAGAAGAGTTTATTGCAAATATAAAAGATAGCAGAATTAGAAGAATAATTAACCTTAGATTTTTAGAAAATCAATCTTGGAATAAGGTTGCCGACCAAATAGGAGGAAATAACACAGAAGACAGCGTGAGAAAAGCGTTCGATAGATTTATGAAAGAGTAAAGTTGTCCGATATGTCCGGTTTTTTTCTGATATAGTTATAATCGAAGAAGTCAACAAATAGTTGAACACTTTACCCTCCCCAACTTGAAAAAAGCATCGAAGAAAAATCTCCGGTGCTTTTTCTTTTGCAAAGAAAAGAGGACCTTATGGTATATATACCAAAAACAATATATTGTCCGCAGTGCGGAAGAAAAGTAGCAATACATGATGGAAAATCTACAATGAATATTGCTGTTGAATGCAGAAAGTGTCACAAAAAAGTCGTTTTTTATCCAGATAACGGAAAAACAAAATTAAAATCTCTTCCGGCCCGGTCAACATCCAGCGGAATGACGTTTATTTAGGAGAAAAGTATGAGAAATGATAAATCTCTCCAAGACCTTGTTAAAGGCTGTTATGGTAGAAAAATTTTATATACAGATGTTGAAACCATCACAGCAGATAATATTGTCAATGTGGTGGGAGACTGCATCGGAAATTTTTATTACAACAAAACCATCATAGAATATCTTTGGCGATATTACAAAGGTGACCAGCCTGTTTTATACCGTGTAAAGGTGCAAAATGCTGATATTACAAACAAAATAGTAGAAAATCATGCGTATGAGATTGTTCAGTTCAAAGTAGGACAGACATATGGCGAGCCAATACAGTTTATCAGTCGAAAAGATGATGATGAAATTAATCGGGCAGTGGATGCGCTGAATGACTATCTTGTGGATGCGAATAAACAGGAAAAAGACATTAAAGCAGGAGAGTGGCAGTCAGCAACTGGAACATCTTTTAAGGCTGTGAGATTTTCAAATGGAGAAATACCATTTCAGATTGTTGCCCCTACTCCGATGAATACTTGTGTTATTTATAATCGGAGTACGGAAGAACAGGTGATTGCCGTACAGGAGCTTAAGGACGAAGATGGAAGATGGTACAAACTGTGCTATACAGACAATTATTCATGCAAAATTCAAAATGGAGTAGTTTCTGAATGGAAATTGCACGCATTTGGAAGTATACCTATTGTTGAGTTTCCAAATAATCATGAGAGAATTTCTGATATTGAGCTTGTCATAGGTATTTTGGATGCCATAAACAATATGCAGTCAAACAGAATGGATGGAATTGAGCAGTTTGTTCAGTACTGGGTTAAGTTTGTGAACTGTGAAATCGACCCAAAAACGTTTGAAGAGATGAAAATGAGCCATGCTTTGACGGTAAAGTCCAATAACAAGGATAACAAAGCCGATGTTGAGATTATGACGCAGGAACTAAATCAGAGCCAGTGTCAGGTGGCAAAAGATGATTTGTGGGACAATGCCTTGGCAATATTAGCAATACCAAACAGAGAGTCCCAAAACTCTGGAGGAGATACACAAGGAGCAGTATCATTAAGGGCTGGATGGGATTTTTCAAAGACAAGAGCAAAATTAAAAGACCCAATTGTGAAATCGGCAGAGAAGAGACTTGCAAAAGTTGTCTTAAATGTAATACGCGTTAAGGACAAGGATTTGAAATTGTCAATGAGGGATTTTGATGTGCAAATCAATCATAGCCCGCAAGACAATATGTATACAAAGTCGCAAACACTATATCAGCTTTTAGAGTGCGGCATACATCCTCTTATTGCCATTAAAACGGTGGGGCTTTGGGGAGATGCTGAAAAGACATTCCTCTTGTCTAAGCCATATATAGATGCGTTGTGGAAAACCATTGATGATGCAGAAGAGCAGGAACAAAAAGCACAGGAAATTGTAAACCAATTAAATAAACAGCAAAATAAGACAGCTACCGAGTAATCGGTGGCTGTTTTTATTTTATAAAAATTCGCAAAGTTGTGAGCGTAAAAATCAACAGTGTCATTCGGTGTCGTTGCACCGCAAAAATTCGTAAAGACATATCGGAGGTAATCAATGAAAAGAGAAGAGTTAATTGCAATGGGTATCAGTGAGGAAAATGTTGAGAAAATCATTGCTGATTACGGCAGTGCCGTACAGAGAGAACAGGCAAAAGCAGCAGAGCTTAAGGCAAAGGCAGACAGCGCAGATGAGTTGCAGAAAAAGCTGGATGAAATGGAAGCAGGAAACCTCACGGAACTTGAAAAAGCAAACAAGGCGTTAGAGACAGCAAATCAGCAGATTGCAGATATGCAGAAGAAAAACGCCATTAGAGACCAGCGCGAAGCATTGATGGAAAAGTTAAAAATCAATGCAGAGCAGGCAAAATCCGTTGTCAAGGATAATGGAAGCCTTGATTATGACGCTCTTGGAAAGATTACAGCCGAAAAGGAAACCGCGGCAGCGCAGGCAAAGGAACAGGAGATTGCAAATAATTCTGAAAATCCGGGCGGCGGTACTGCAGGTGGAGAAAATAAAAAAACTGCGGACGTAGAGAACGCAGAAAAAATCAGTTTTGGCAAACCTGCAGAAAGTGCAGAAGCCAAAGACCATTATGTTTTATAGGAGGTAAATTATGGGAAAACCGATTGAAAGAGACTTTACACAGAGTAAAGGAATTTTAAAATTCTTTCCTTATGAGGGTGCGGCGTGTATCGTTCCGCAGACAATGGTGTCAAGTGCCGATGCAAACGGAAAGAAGATTGCAAAGGCAGGGACACCGTTCCCAAGCAATGACGAATCTTGCAAAGGGTATCTTCTGGAAGATGTTGACGTAACAATGGGAGATGCGCCTGGAACTTATGTATATCAGGGTTCTATTGACAGCGCAAAGGTAACAGCGAACGGAGTGACCGTGGAAGCAACTGCAAAAGCAGCAACACCGCGTGTTACTTTTTTTGATTAAAAAATGGAGGTATTAGAGAATGGCATTACCATTAGCAGAAGCATTTACCGCAAGAAGTCTTGGGGTTATGTGGAATAATTATGAAAAAACGCTTGGTTCTGCACCTTACTTAGGTAGACAGAAATTTGGAACCAGAAAACAGGACAGCCTTGAACTTAGATTTATCAAAGGGAAAAACGGTCTTCCGGTATCCTTAAAGGCATCCAATTTTGATGCGCAGGCAGAGTTAAGAGATGTCGGTGGATTTTCGGATATTCAGAACGAGATGCCGTTCTACCGTGAATCTTACATGGTAACAGAGCGTGAAGAGCAGGAGTATGCAAATTACCAGTCGGCAGAAAATTCCAACATGGCAAACCAGGTGCTTAGAGAAATCAGCAAAAAACCGATGATGCTTATTGAAGGAGCAAGAGTAGTGCCGGAACGCCAGATTTGGCAGTTATTAGCACCATCTGATGGTATTCCAAGAGTACAGGTAACAATTGGTGGCAAGAGCTTCTATGTTGATTATACTTCCGATAATGGAGTATCGCACAAGAGAGACCATTACAAAGATATTTCTGGAAGCGATACCGATAAATGGTCTGCATCCGAAACAGCAACGCCACTTGATGACCTTATCGAGATTAAACGTGAGTTTGCAAAGAAAACCGGATATTCCCTTGCACGTTTTAGCATGAATACAGAAACGTGGGAGATGGTTCTTAAGGCAGAAGACACAAAGAAACAGGTGCTTGGAATTACTGCTTACAATGGAGGTATTCGTTTACAGCAGGGGCAGGTTACAGAGTATCTTAGAGGATACGGCATCGAGATTGAAGTTTACGACAAACTTTACATCGACCCGGCAGACGGTGCCACCAAATATTTTATTCCTACAGGAGTTATTTCAGCGCAGGCATCCGGCGTGTACCTTGGAGATTATGTCTTTGGAAAGACACCGGAAGAGAGAAGCGGAAGTTTAACAGACGGAAACCTTTCTATTGTAGAAACCGGTATTTCGGTGTATACATACGCAACAAATCATCCGATCAACACTCATTGCGTTGTGTCAATGATCGGATTGCCTACTTTTGAGGGCATGGACAGCGTTGTTGTCATGAAAGTTGCGTAGGAGGTGCGGTATGATTGCTGAATACACGGTAAAGCGCAATGGAAAATGGTACAAAGCAGGAGATGAAATCCCGGACATTGTTCTGGGAGAGAAATCTTCCGGAGGGTACACCAAGACAGAGATTAACAGAATGAGCACTGCTGATTTACAGGCACTTGCCGCTGAACATGGGATCGAGGGTGCAGAAGAAATCAGTGGAGCGGAACTGAAACGCATTTTGATCGAGCAGTTCGGATTATAGGTAGGGAAGAATGGACGAATATACAACATTAGAGCAGGTCAAAATCAGACTGAAACAATTTCATATTGAAACCGTTACGGATGAAGATGGTGTTACTTCTGATGTTGTCGTGTTCGACCAGAAAGAAGATAATCCTTACATCGAACAGCTTATCAAGCAGGCAAGAAATGAAGTGGTAAGCAAGCGGAATTACCCGAAAAGCTACACGGATGAAAAAATATCCGAAGACTTGAAACAGTTTGAGGATGTAATCGTCAATTTAGCCGTGTACGACCATTCACAGGCAGGAGAAGCCTATATGGCAAGTTATTCAGAAAACGGCGTAAGCCGTAGCTGGAAAGACAGGGAAAGCTTGTTCGTAGGGGTATTCCCGTTTGTAAAATCTTTGTGACCTATCTGCCATGAGTAGAAAAGGAATCTGTTTTTTGCAAAGCAATTATCAGTTTTTTAGAAGATTGTGCGTTACGTTTTGTCGACGTCGACAAAACGTAGCAGGCGGCACACATTGAGCGGTGGTGGGCGGTGTGCCATAAAAATGAAAGGCGGTATATGATTTGACGATTGAAATATCAACAGCAATCATTATAAGCGTGCTGTCGCTTGGTTTTTCCGTCTTTATGGGCTTGAAGAGCAACAAAAGGACAGACAACACGGATCTTGAAGAGCGCGTGCGGGAGAACACACGCATTAACATGAAGTTGGATGCCATTTCAAACAACACAACCGAGATCAAGAATGAAGTTTCGGAGATGAGAAAAGAAATAAATTCTCACGACAACAGAATTATAAAGGTTGAAGAAAGTGTGAAATCGGCGCATCACAGAATTGACGGGATAGAAACCCGTCTTAATGATGAAAAGGAGGTTTAATCATGGATATTATACAGTCTGTAATTGCAAATATGACAATTATTCTGGCAATCATTGGTGCGCTGGCATTTGTTGTGTCTGTGGTAACACAGGTAATCAAAGGTGTAGGCGTATTTTCTAAGATTCCAACGGACATTTTGGTATTTGTTCTTTCTATCGGAATCACGGTCGCTGCGTTTGTGGCATACATGCAGTACATCCAGACATCAATTTTATGGTATATGATCTTGGCAGCTATTATTGCAGGATTTATTGTTGCGTTTGTCGCGATGTATGGCTGGGAAAAGCTTTCTGAGCTGTGGAAGCGGTTCGGCAAGGATGTGAAGTGAAATGCTTGAAATTAACAAGCAAAAAATGAATTATTCGCTACAGATCGGCAAGGTTCCGGTGTATGTGACGGATGAGGATGGAAACATTGAATATTCGTCATATACCGACTCTGATGGAAATGTAATTTATTACCTTGATGAGGATGGAAACAAAATACCGAAAACAACCGGAGAGTATACCACAGGTTATGAGAAGCCTGTGGTTTTTTATTCTTCAATCAGCAATAAGTTGAGTGAAGCACTTATAAAAGAGTTTGGCGTTGACAATTCAACAAACTTTGTTCAGATTGTCGAGGATAAAGGGAAACTTCCATTGAACGTCGGCTCTTTGGTATGGAAACGGTCAGATGTAAGGTACAAAGATGAAGAGAATACAATCGTTGATGAAAATTCGGCTGATTACATCGTAAAAGGTGTTGCAGACGAGGGATTGACGGTTGATTTGTTCTTATTGCAAAAAAATGTGAAGTAGGTGCTGAATGGGGAAGAAAGTAATCACAATGAGCCTGTCTGAAAAGTCTATTCAGAATGCAATACAAGAGCTTAGAGCCTATCAAAACAGCTTAACATATAAATGTCAGCTATTGGCAGAAAAACTCGCGGAAAAGGGCGTAGAGATTGCCAGAGTGCAAATTGCTGACCTTGACGCAATATTCACATCGGAACTGATTTCAAGTGTTCACGTGGAATACGAAGGAAGCACTAAGGGCGGCGGGATATGGGCGGTAATAGCCGGTACAGACCATGCCGCATTTGTTGAGTTTGGAACCGGAATTGTTGGACAGCAAAGCCATTATCCGGGGAAACTGCCAGAGGGTGTTTCGTGGCAGTATGCAAGTGGAAAAACTATTCATCAGATTTCAGATGGAAGATATGGATGGTTTTATCAGGACGACAATGGCGATTGGTGGTTTACAGAGGGAATGCCAAGCCGACCATTCATGTATCTGACCGCAAATGAGTTGCGGCAGATTGTTACACAGACAGCGAAGGAGGTGTTTGGATAATGGCAGGAAACCAGTGGGTATTTGACCTTGAAACAAACATTTTTTCCAATGTTGTAACGATAGCAAAACCAAAACTCCAGAAGAAATACAAAAGCATGAATTTTGACACTGCATTTACAACGGTTGAAAAGAACCTAGATAAAGACCCTGTTTTCCCGACTATTTATATCCATGAGATGCCGGGGCTTGAACGTGGGGCAGATTTAGAGGGCACATCCGTAAATGCAGTGCAGGAAACAATACAGGTTGACGTCATTACAAACACAAAGCAGAGCGATGCAAAAGGGATCATGGCTATTTTAGCCGATGCCTTTAAGCAGATGCGATTTCAAATTACAGCAATGCCGGAGTTTAAAAACGACAGCGAAAAAAAATTTAGAAGCGTTGCAAGGTTCCGGAGGATAATCGGAGCCAACGACAGATTGATGTAAAAGAGCCGAAAGGCTCTATTTTTTATGCACCGGGCGCAAAGATATGCGTCTGATAACCGCATTATTTGGCGGTAGAAAGAGAGGAAAAAATGGCAGAAGCAGGATTGTCTACGTTAGGCATTACGTTTGGCTATGGAACAGAAACAACAGCTGGGACAAAGCCTACATCATTTAAACAGCTTACAAGAATTAACGCAATCGGCGGTATCAACATTGAGCCGGAACAGATTGACGCATCTGCATTAGAAGATGCTATTACCAGATATGTAAAGGGGCGCGCAGATACCGGTGGCTCTTTCCCTATCACGGTAAACCTTACAGATGCCACAAAGGAAGAGTGGGAAGCACTTATCACAGCGTACAAGGCGCTTGCCGGCGGGAAAAGAATGTGGTTTGAAACGATTATCCCGGGATTTACCGAAGCGTTTTTTGTTGTGGCTCAGCCGCCAGAGCAGATTCCACAGCCGGAGATTGGTCAGAACGAACTTTTGACGGTTGAAATGAATCTTACCATTGAAGAATACAAGGGCATGGACACCGCTGTAGCTTTTACACCGGGGGAATAACACGTCAGTCGAATAGTTCGGTTGGATCGGCTGACGATAACCAGACAACCGAGCCAGAGCTTGAAGAAACAATTTAAAAGAACAGGGCGGTCTTCGGACTGCCCTTTCCCTATATGAGAGGGAGAAAGGGAAAGAAAATGACAAAATTAAAATTTGGCGAGAAAGAATTACAGATCAAGTTTGGATATGAAGCAACCGTGAAAAGCGGAATTATCAAGAAAGTAGCAAAATTAGACCAGATGGAAGATATCGAAGCGGTTGACGAAATCCTTTTATTTCTTCCAGAGTTAATCCTTGTAGGCGCGCAGAAGTTTCACAAAGAGGAACTTGGATACAATCCGGACAATGAGGGAGAAAAGGAACAGCAGCTTGGAAAAGTATATGCCATGCTGGATGATTACTTTGACGGAGAAGATGCAGATGTTCAGGTACTTTACAATGCACTTTTAGCGGAGCTGCTTGAAAACGGTTTTTTATCAAAACTGCTCAAAGCAGAGCAGAAAGAAGCGGAGAAGAAAACTCCGAGGAAAAAGTAGAAGAACAGAGAGAGCTTACATGGGAAACGTATTGCACGGAAATCCGCCCGTTTTGGCTTTTAGTTACAAAGGGGTACGGATTTACTGTGCATGACATAGACACGTCCTGCCCGGCTGATTTACAGCCTTATGCGGATGTTTACAACTTAGATAAAAAGCAAAGAGACAATGAGATGTGGATGTGGTTTGGAACATACGGATTGTCTGCGGTATCGGTGGCAGTAGAACATTGCCTTGCCGGACGAAAAGCAAGATCAAAGTATATTAAAAAACCAATCAATGAGCAACAAGGGAAAGATGATTCAGAAATGACGGAAGAAGAAATTAAGAAACAGAGAGAGCTATTTGTGGCAAAGCTCAAAATTATGCAGTCAAACTATGAGTTGAGCCATCCAAAACCAGAAAAGAACTTGGAGGTATAAATATGTCAATTAGAATTGGGTCTGCAAGACATGATGAAAATGGGAAATTGACCGGTGGGAGACCGGGAGATCAGACCGGAACAGAAGTAAGTATGCAAAACTTTTATGTTCATAAAAAAGGATGGTATGTGTTAAGGCCAAAAACAAAAGATATGGCGGATAAACTGGCAGAATCAATGATTACAGCGTGCAATAATGATAATATTGGCTACTGTCAGGGACACCGGCTTGGAATTGTCAAATATGGTATTAATTCAAAAGTAAAAACAGAAGCAGATTGCGGCACAACGGTACGTGCATGCATTATTCATGCAACTGGAAAAGATGTTGGAAATTTCACCACAGCAAATGAAAAATCTGTACTTCTTTCTAGTGGCATGTTTGATGACATTGGAGGTTATGCGGCAGGAATGGTTCTTTACAATGGAGATGTTATTGTCACAAAAACAAAAGGTCATACAGCGATTGTGACAAGCGGAAACCCTAGAAAAAATGTAAAAGATCATTTAAACCCATACCCGGAACCTGCAAGGATTTTAAAGAAAAAATTCCCTTGCATGAGAGGGGATGATGTGAGATGGCTTCAGACGGAGCTTATTTATCACGGATGCCTGGATGAAAAAGATAAAAAGGGAAACAGTAATGTGGACGGTATTCTTGGAAATGATACGGCGACCGGTATTGGAACATTCCAGAAAAAAGTCGGAATTACAGTAGATAAGAAATGCGGACCGGTTACAAGAGAAAAATTAAAAGAGTAGATCAAGGACGGTAAGGTGTCACAGCCTACCGTCTTTTTATTTTGCATAGAAAGTTGGTGCATATATGGCAGACATTGATGAATTACAAATAAAAATCAAAGCTGACTCTGCAAAAGCAAGTAATTCCATAGAAAGCCTTGTAAACAGCATGAATAGGCTCCGGGAAAGCATATCGTTTGACACTGCAAAACTTTCAAATATTGCAAGCGGAATCAGAAGCATTTCCGATGCGGCTACCGGATTCAAAGGTGGTAAATCTTCGGAAATCACATCAATGGTGCGGGCACTCAATAAATTTTCTGGTGTTGATGCAAATTCTATCCACGGAATATCTTCTGCTGTGAGAGATCTTGCATCTGGAATAGCAAGTGTTAAAGCTGTTGATACAAGCGGACTCACAAGCATGGTGTCGGCACTGTCAAAAATTGGTGGCAAGGCATCTACACAGGCGACAAAGAATCTGCCGGCTTTATCTGCGCAGTTACAAAACTTTGTACGCCAGATGAACAAGATAGGTGCATTGAATTTTGATATGACCAATATGAGCAACCTTGTAACAGCCATATCAAGGCTTGGAAGCGTTGCAAGCGGACGTGCAGTAACAAATATACCTTTGCTTGCTGACAACCTTAAATATCTGTTTGAGACACTCTCAAAAGCACCAAATGTATCTTCGAATATCATTCAGATGACGCAGGCACTTGGAAATCTTTCAAACAGATCTGGCGGTGCGATTACTGGATTAAATAACAGCATCAGTAATCTTTCCGGTTCTTTCCTTGGATTTAAGACATCCACAGGAAAAGCATTGATCGGACTCAAGTCATTCACAAGACAGATTTTATCCTCTATGGGGATTTATCTTGGTCTGTACGGAGCGATCAGAGGAATAAAAAATGCAATCGACATATCATCGGCATTAACAGAGGTTCAGAACGTTGTTGATGTTACTTTTGGTGACATGTCAAAAAAAGTCAATGAGTTTGCACAGGACTCTATACGTCAGTTTGGTATGTCAGAACTGACATTGAAACAGACGGCAAGCCGATTCCAAGCAATGGGAACAGCCATGGGAATTGACAGCAGTTTGATAAAGAAAGCCAATGAGTTTTTGAACAAACAGACAGATGGCTATATTGGTTTGTCTGATTCCATGGCTGATGTGTCTTTGAATTTAACAAAATTAACTGCTGATATGGCATCTCTGTATAACATAGATCAGGATGTTGTGTCGCAGGATTTAGCTGCAATATTTACCGGACAGACACGTCCATTAAGAGATTACGGTCTTGATCTTACACAGGCAACCCTTAAAGAGTGGGCGATGAAACAGGGATTAGATTCTGATATCGAGTCTATGTCACAGGCTGAAAAGACAATGCTCCGGTATCAGTACGTCCTTGCCAATACGCAGACAGCACAGGGAGACTTTGCGCGTACTGCTGATTCGTGGGCGAACCAGATCAAAATTTTAAAACAGTCGTTCGAACAGCTTGGCAGTGTTATTGGTGGAGCATTAATCAATGCTTTCAAACCATTCGTAAAAGCACTCAATTCCGTTTTACTGGTTGTTATCAGCTTTGTTACAAAGGTTACAAACGCTTTAGGCGCAATCTTCGGATGGAAATATGAGGATTCCGGTGCAGGTCTTGCGGATAGTTTTTCAGATGCGGCAGAAAGCGCAGATGATGTTGCGGACAGTACCGGACAGGCGGCAAAGAACATTGACAAGATGAATAAGGGTGTCCGTCAGTTTGATGAATTGAAACTGATTACCACAAATGATGGTTCTGGCAAAAAAGGTTCGGGCGGTTCCGGCGGCGGTGGCGCATCAGGCGGTGCCAGTGGCGGTAAACTCGTCAAGACTGATACCATTTTCAAAAATTACGAAAGTGATATTAAAAATCTGAAACAACTTGGAAAATACATCAGTGATGCCTTATCAAAAGCTATGGAGTCTATCAACTGGGATAAGATTTATTCCAAGGCAAGAAATTTTGGCAAAGGCTTGGCAGATTTCCTCAATGGTCTTATCAATCCGAGATTGTTTGGAAATGTTGGTAAAACGATTGCCGGGGCACTGAATACGGCGATTTATGCAACACTTTCCTTTGGTCAGACATTTGACTGGTCAAACCTTGGAAAATCACTGGCAGAGGGAATAAATAAATTCTTCAAAACATTTGATTTTAAAGCACTTGCAGAAGATATAAATACTTGGGTACAGGGAGTTTACAAGACAATTAAGACCATGATAGAAAATATCAAGTGGTCTGATGTTTGGAAAGGCGTAAAAGATTTTCTTTCAAACATTGATATTGAGACAGTTGAAATTCTTCTTGGAGCATTTGCCCTGAAACTTGCAGGCAAACTGTTAACAGGGAAACTTCTCAAGGAGACTATTGGGAAATTAATAGGAGCGAAATTCACAGCCGCTTTTGGTTCAACGGCGGTAAAATCATTGCTCTCTTATGCAATTCCTATTTCACTTGCTGTAGTAGTGGCAACGTTATCTTTTACGGTTGGAAAAGATAGCATAAAAAAAGATGTTAATAATTTAAAAAAAGCGTATGAAAAAGGCGGTTTTCTGCAATATCTTCAGGAAAGTTTTAAACAACTTCTTAATCCATTTGAATGGATTAATGCATGTGGCGGTGGAGTTTTGAGCCATGATACTGTGATGGACAAATTAGGCATTGGAAATGGAATGAATGTTGATGAATTTGTCAAAAATCTGCCTAAAAAGGAAGATTACAAATCATTAGATGATTTCCAAAAAGCACTAAATGAGTTCAATGATAATATGCCTAATAAATTAAATGTACCTGACAGCTTTGATCTAAAGGCGTGGATAGATGAATGGAAGAATATAAACGGATTAGATGATGTAGATTTACGAGCAGATGTCGTCCTTCCAAATTTACAGGAGAAGATTTCCGAGTTCAAAGACAATGTCAAAGAATGGTGGGGATTGAATGTAGAACTACCCGTTCGCAATAAATTAACAACAACTTTAGAGGATGTTTCTTCATGGTGGGAAGATGTAAAAGAATATTGGGGAGAAAAAAAGCTTTCAATACAGACAGAAATAGGAGAAATAAAAGGTAAAATAGAAGAAAAGTGGAATGAAGCTTTAACTTACATTCAGGAGAACATTTTCCCGTGGTTCACAAAGAAAAAGTGGATGGAAGTAGGGAATGGAATAAAAGAGGGATTGTCTGCTAAATGGGATGAGTTTTCCGATTGGTGGCAGAATACCGGAATATATAATTGGTGGGAAAATCATGTGAAGCCATGGTTTACAAAAAAAAGATGGGATGAGCAGGGAGACGGAATGAAAAAAGGTCTTTCTGAAAAATGGGGCGAATTTAGTAACTGGTGGAGTACATCTGGAATTGGTTCTTGGTGGACAAATCATGTAGAACCGTATTTTACAAAAGATAATTGGACATTCAGTGGCATTTCTGACGGATTGAAGCAGGCATTTGATAATGCTGTTGCAGGAATTAAGCAGGTATGGAATAATTTTGCAACGTGGCTTAATTCAAAACTGTCTTTTTCATGGGATTCTGTAAATATTGGTGGAAAAGAAATAATTCAAGCTGGCAATATTAACCTTGGAAAAATCCCAACGTTCGCCGCAGGAGGTTTTCCAAAACAGTACAGCATGTTTATGGCAGGAGAAAACGGCGTACCGGAAATCCTTGGAACAGTTGGAGGAAAGACAGCAGTTGCTGGGGGGCAGGAGATCACAGGTATTCGTGATGCTGTATACAGTACGTCACAGCAGGAAATTGCGTTACTTAAACAGCAAAATCAGTTATTGCAAGGAATCCTCGAAAAAGAATTTGGTGTGACACAAGACCAGATAGGAAGAAGTGCTAGAAAATACGCAAGAGAATATTTTAATAGAACGGGCAGAGAAGCATATAGTTTCTAGTGACAAATACCGCCGCTTGTGGTAGAATCATTTTATTACAAGTGGTGGGAGGAAAAGCTATGAATGAAAAAAGTGAAACAAAATTATGCAAGTACTGTCAGACGGAGATTCCAGCTAAAGCAAAAATTTGCCCTAATTGCAGAAAAAAGCAGGGTGGGGCAACAAAGTGGTTTGTTGCGGTGGTTATAGTTATAATCCTGTTGATTGCCACATTTGGCGGAAACGGAGAAAACAACGATGCAGTTGCTGATTCTACCGAGCAAAATAAAAAAGTTTCTTCTATTAGTACGGTAGATAACAAGGAAGCGACAAGAGAAGAAGTTTCTGATTCTGATTTTTTGGTAAAAGAGTATCTGTACGAAAACACAATAGGAGACACATTAGATTTTTTGATTGTAACAAATAATTCAAACACGAATGTCGCAATTTCTGGGAACGCTATAGCCAAAGATTCAAGTGGGAATTCAATAGGAGCCGCCGACATGAGCATTGATGTATTGGGAGCAGGGGAAACATCTATTGGCGTTTTCTATTTTGATAGTGTGTCCGGAATTGACAAGGTGGATTACACATTAGATTATGACGAAAACCCATATTATAAACCGGTTGTAAATGATTTATCCGTTGAACAGACATTTAATGATGAAAACGTTACTGTATCCGTGACCAATAACAGCGAAAATCCGGCACTTTTTGTAAGCGTGTATGCAATATTTTTTGACAGTAATAATAATGTGGTAAATTATAACAGCACATATATTACAGATTCAGACAATGAGATTAAACCTGGGAAAACTATTTCGGGGCAGCTTGATTGTTATGGAAAATACGATTATGCAGAGGTATATTTTACTGGAAGAGCAGATAAATAGAATAATAAACTAAAGGAGAAGAATGTATGTACGACAAAGAAAAAGGGATTTATCCATCTGGAGGATATCTTGTTGGTAGAGATTTACCATTGGGCGGTTATGTTTTTACTGCAAAAAACGGTCAAAAAGGTTGCGTTACTCTTTACAAAAGCTATAAATATTTTAAAGAAGAGGAAATGGAATTAACCTATGAATACTTTGAAGAAGATTATCATTTATCGCTAATGGAAGATGGTAATTACTTATTGGTGGAAAATGCGACAATACAGAAAATATAAGAGGAAGCGCAGAGATGCGCTTCTTTTTTGATTTATTTAGCACCTATCATACACGGTAGGTGCTATTTTTATACCTATTTTCAGGAGAATAGCCATGAAAAAATATAAACCAATAGACTGGGGTAAGTGCTCGGAAAACCGGACACCAATAGGAAATCCGAATAATTGCCTTGTGGCGGATATTCTGCCGGACGGAAAAACTGAAATCTTATTTTTAAGTGATGATGGCGGTGTTCGTATTTGTAAATCTGAAAGAGTAACTTGATTGGAGGTGGTCGCATGGCGTACAGCGGATGGCTGTTAAAGATTGGAAATTACATAGTGCCAATGTCGTTTATGAAACCGGAGACATATAGCCCATATGTGAATATGCAGGACTTAGACGATTATACGGATGCCAACGGTTATCTACATAGAAATGCCGTGGAATTAAAGGCGTTAAAAATTGAGTTTGAAACACGGGCTATGCTTACAAACACGGAATTTAATGCCATTATAAGTAAAATCCGTCAGCAGTTTACAAATGCAACCGGAAGAGCCTGTTATATCACGGCATACATACCGGAATATGACGATTATGTAACGCAGTACGGTTATATGGCAGATTTTCAGCCTACGATATACGGAACATATGATGGAATAATTCGTTACAATTCAGTTCGGCTTGCTTTCATAGGAGGTGTGTACGGTGGTTAATTATAAATATGGCGACTTGTTCAAAAAAGATACGGTCGATAAGCAGTTATCCATCGTATCTGATGATGGAAAAATCAATATCACAAATACAGAGCTACACCAAGAAAAATTCGAATTGACCGAAAGTTTGTGTTCGGAACAGGAATTGACGTTTGGATCATGCGAAGCCGCCATGATTAAATTCACGGTGTCAAATACATTTTTGCCAATGAAGGGCAGATGGATGACGGTAAGAATGTCCCTTGATGGACATGCAGATATCCCGTTCCAGTTCGGACGATATAAGGTTGATTCTGATACGCCCACGGCAGACAGAACGTGCCGTGATGTGGTTGCATATGATGCCATTTATGACATTTTAAATGCAGATGTGGCAGCATGGTATAACACTGTCTTTCCATCCCATAAAGAGCAGCAGAAAGATAAAGATGGAAAAACTACGACTGTTACAGTTTATGATCCGGTCACAATGAAGCAATTCCGGGACAGCTTTTTTAAGCACTTCGGGATTGAGCAGGCTGACATTATACTGGTTAATGACGGCATGTCTATTGAAAAAACAGTTGCAGTCACGCCATCCAGTGAGACAAGTTCTGATACAGAGGAATCGAGCACCATAGGCGAATCTATGAGCGGCAAGGAAGTGTTGTCCTGTATTTGTGAGCTCAATGGCTGTATGGGGCACATGGGGCGTGACGGGAAGTTTCATTATATTTATCTGGAACAGGAGATACAGGGATTATATCCAAGGAATGATCTTTATCCGGCGGATAATTTGTATCCAAGAGATCCGAAAAGCAACCGTATCGGGAAGGATTTATATATAACGGTTGAGTATGAAGATTTTCTTGTTAAAACAATCAATAAGTTACAGATCCGGGAGCAGAAGAATGATATCGGTGTGATTGTGGGTACCGGAGACAATGCCTATGTGATCGAGGATAATTTTCTTGTATATGGCAAAGGCACAAAAGAACTGAAAGGCATTGCAAAAAATATTCTTTCCAAGATCAGAGGGATTGTTTACCGACCGTTTACAGCGGACTGCAAAGGAAATCCGTGTCTTGAGGTCGGGGATGCAGTGCGGTTGCCGACCAGATATGAACTGATCGAGTCCTATATTCTGAAAAGAACCCTGAAAGGTATACAGGCTTTGCGTGATGATTTGGAAGCGGATGGGGAAGAGTACCGGACAAACGGGGCGAACGGAATACAGAAAAGTATTTTAAAGCTCAAAGGCAAGAGCAATGTGTTGGAGCGAACCATTGAAAAGACACAGAGCACGATAAATGATGTTGAGAAGGGATTGCAGTCACAGATCACGCAGACCGCAACCGAAATTCGCACAGAAGTTAAAAATACAACGGATGGTTTATCATCGAGAATCACGCAAAATGCGAGCAGTATTACAGCAGAAGTTAAAAGGGCACAGGGACAGGAAATTGAACTTGCAGCAGCTATTAAAATTAATGAGGACAAGATTACAGCGGAAGTTACGAGAGCAAGCGAAGCAGAGGGCGATTTGTCCGGAAATATAGAGGTGACCGCAACTAAGATACGGTCAGAAGTCAGTGCTTCTTTAACAGTATGGGATACCGAAGATTATGACGTTACACATTGTGGTTTCGGGAATCCACAAAATACATACCCTGCATCTTCGTATTATTCTGGACACAGTTTTTTGGATCAGAAGACTGGAAAGTTTTATGGTTGCGAACCAGATGGTGGAATAAGCAGTGGAAAATACAAATGGACTCTGATAAAGAAATTTAAGCAGCTTTCATCGAGTGCGTCCAGTACGATTACGCAGTCATCAAAGCAGATCAGCTTGAAAGTATCAAAAGACAGCGTCATTTCAGAAATCAACCAGTCAGCCGAGGGCATCAAAATTAAAGCAAAACTGCTTGAATTAAAAGGTTCTATGGAAATGACCGGGGGATATATGCATATTCAAGCGGAAGAGTATGTAGAAAACCTTATTGAATTTAAACGCAGTGGAACACTTGTACAGATGGGAACGGATGGATTTCGAACAGTGGAAGGGACGCTTGAAAGTCCTGTTCATGAATGTACGGTTCAATATAATCATGTTTCATTGCATAAAGGCGCAAACGATAATGACCACATGATGATCCATTTAGACGGAGATACCGGAGTAGGCGGATTCAGAGGTGGAGTAATTAATGGATCTGACAAAAGAATAAAAAACACAATTTTAGATTTAAGCAAAAAGCAATCATCTGAGTTTATTTATTCTTTAAGAGCAAAATCGTATCGTTATAATTTCGAAAAGGATGGATTTCATCATGGCTTTATAGCACAGGATGTTTTGGAAAGTGTGGAAGAAGGATGGAATATTTGCCCTCAAATTTTCTCAAACGGTAACGGAGAAAAGTATTACGGACTGAATTATACAGAGCTGATCGCTGATCTGGTTGCAACAGTGCAATTACAGCATGAAGAAATAAAAGAATTGAAAGAAACGGTAGGTATTCTATGATAAATGCAAAAATTCGTGAATTTGAAAACGACATTATAAATTATGTAAATTTGTGTGAGGATGTCCCAATCGAAGCTAAGTACCTAGTGTTTAAGGATATTCTGCAGCAGATTAAGGAAGAAGCAAACAGACATGTTATAGCCGAACGGGAGCAGATGAAGCTTGCAAAGGAAAGGGAGAGTGAGGACCATGAACAAAGCGCATAGTGCTATTAATTGGGAGAATTACCCGAGTGATGAAACACCGCTTAATGAAAGCAATCTTAACAAAATGGACGCAGCTATTGGCGTTATTGATGATCGTGTAATCACTCTTGATACCACAAAAGCCACGAAAACAGAAGTGGCTACCCTTGTTGCAGACGTGACCTTTGAGGAATCGACCGGAATCATTACGATCACAAAAAAGAACGGTTCTAAGATTACGATTGATACACAGATGGAGAAAATCGCAATCAACTTCGATTATAACCCGACTACACAGCAGATTATTTTGACTCTGATCGATGGTACGAAGCAGTACATAGACCTGTCGGCACTGATTACACAGTATGAGTTCCTTGATTCTGATACGGTAGCTTTTTATATTGATAAGGATGGAAAAGTGTCTGCCATCGTCAAAGAGGGCAGTATCGAGGAAAAGCATTTAGAGCCTAATTATCTGGCGAAAATCAAGGTGGAAGTGGCAAAGGCAGAGTCAAGCCAGCAGGCAGCGGCAATGTCTGAAATAAACGCCAAAGCAAGTGAGAATGCTGCAAAAGCCAGTGAAACAGCGGCAAAAACATCCGAAACCAATGCCAAAGCGTCAGAGACAGCGGCAGCGAAGTCAGCTACGGCGGCAGAGGCATCCGAAAGCAACGCAAAAGTCAGTGAGACATCCGCCAGTGAATCATCCGCCACAGCCACGGAGAAAGCATCATCCGCCAGTCAGTCAGCTGATACAGCAGCCGAAAAAGCAGATATTGCAACTCAAAAGGCTGCGGAGATCATCGGTAAGGCGGAATCTGCAGAAGAAAGTGCAACCAAGGCACAGAGTTATGCTGTTGGTGGTACAGGAAGCAGAGAGGGCGAGGATTCTGACAATGCCAAGTATTACTATCAGCAGGCAAAAGATGTATCAGAAGGACTTAAAGGTGGATTGCAGCCACACGGAACAGTTGCATTTGCAGATCTTCCGGCACTTGCGGATGTTAGCACAGGGTGGATGTTCAATATTTCAGACGAATTTACAACCACGGATGATTTTAAAGAGGGAGCCGGGAATGTAATTCCGGCAGGTGCCAATATTTATAAAACATCAGATGAAAAGTGGGACGTGCTGGCCGGAACTCCAGTTACCGGAATCAAAGGTGTAAATGAAGATTCTTTCCGTCGTGGAAATGTAGTGCTTACGGCAAAAGATGTTGGCGCAGTGTCAACCGGGGGAGATACAGCAGAGAATACCACAGCATTTACAGCAGCATCCGCAAGAGAAAATCTCAAAAGCGGAGAAAAGCATAGTATTTTGTTCGGGAAAATCGCAAAATGGTTTGCAGATCTGAAAGCAGTTGCTTTTAGCGGCAGTTATAATGATTTGAGCAATAAACCAACTATACCAACTGTAATCAATAATAACACAACAACTGTAGCAGGGTATGCACTTGATGCAAGGCAGGCAAATCCGAATGTATCAGGGAGCATGGCGGCTCAGATGAAGAGTAATTATGAACCCAAATTACAAATAGTCAGTGCCGCAAGCACTGCCGCTGAGTTAGGAGCAGGAGCAACCAGAACAGATACAATTAGTATTACAATTCCAACAGGCTATTCATTTACGGGATTTGTAATTTGCGATTATAATAACAATTCCAGAAAAACTTTAACCACTATTCAAACTGTAACAGTATCAGGTTCAAATGTAACTGTATTAGTACTGTTATATAATACGTCGTCCGGGAAAAGTAATACACTTGCCAGAGTAAAAGCACTTATGGTCAAGAATATTTAGTAAAAGGAAGAAATATGTTATGAAATTAAAAACAACAAAAAATACTTTAACAATTAATAACATCAATTATGTTGATGGAAAACTGAATGTCGAATTTACAGGCAACCAAACCTGTGAGGAGCTGCAGGACGCTTTTTCGGATAAGGAAGAACTTGCAGTGTTAAAAATTTACACTGACGAGGATGCGTTGACATCGGTTATTCCTGGATATGTAGTCTTAGAGCAGATTATTTTACAGAAAGACATAAAAACGGTTGTACTGGCGAAAGAAGCAGATGATACCGAACAGCGAATAACGGCTGTATCGGAGAATCTGGCTGAAAACGCTGCACAAACAGCAGAAAATACAGACAGCATTGATAAACAGAGAGCAGATATTGATTACATGGCAATGCAGATGGAGGTGAGCCTGGATGAGTAAGAAATATGAAAAAGTAAAAAATTACTATGACAAAGGACTGTGGAATGAGAACCGTGTACATAATGCTGTAGGTAAATGGATCACGTCGGAGGAATATGAGCAGATCACAGGGAAAGTATACACAGAAGATGTGGATGCCTGATGAGACAGACAGAAAACTATGAATTTAATATTCTGGAAGAAAATGAGTTCTACGATGCGGAACTGGAAAATGAAAATTGAAGAAAGTTAGATGCTGCGCTTAAGGAGATCAGCGATAAGCTATGCAGTAAAGACAACTGAATAATCCAAAGCGCCTAAGAGCCGATTACATGACCGTGTGTTGTGTAGCCGGCTCTTTTGCATAAAGCCTACGGGCAGAAAGGAAAATTATTCACTTAAAATTCATCACAGATAACTGGCAGATGCATAATTTTCAACCAGTAATTAATTTTTTAACAAAATTTAAACTAATCAATCGACATTCTGTGACAATAAGAAATTTACCTGTCGAAACTTGCGACCGAAAGAAATTGAATGTTTGCGGGAAAATTTGTAAAATAAAATTGTCCGATAAGGGCACTTCAAGTTCTGGCTGAGGGGCGGGATAAGGCGTTTTCTTGTCCCTCAACTACAAACGAGTTTGTAATTTGTAGCAATTTGTCAAATGGGGTTGACGATACCGAACATAAGTTCTATAATTTGTGTATCGCTATCGGAAGTGCGGAATGATTGGAGGAGAATAAGATGGGGGAAAATGAGGTTGAGAATGAAAACGTAAACGAATTTTACAAGGAAAAAATTTATGAATTGGTCGCTCATTGCGATAATGAGAGGTGGCTTAGAGCTATCTTAACGTTTATAAAAGAACTATTAAAGTAAAAGAAAGCCAAGGGTTTGCGCATTGCCCTTGGCTTTTCTTTACTTCTGACTTGTGATTGAATCAATGAATTTTTCCAATGCATTCCATCCGGTATCATCCATTTTCGATAACGCCACGATCAAACGTTTTTTAAAATCTGAATCTTCACATTTAAGTACGTCTGCGAGCATCTTTGAAATCTGCTCGTCTTTGGTTTCTGGGATAAACATTTCGCCGTTTCCAGTTCGTAACCAATCTTCATTGACATTTTCATTTCGTAACATGATTATATGTTGTTCTGTTACGTTTCTGCGTCCTGATTCAATATCAGAGACACCAGACTTGGTTATTCCGAGAATCTTTCCAAATTCTTCTTGGCTTTTTCCCATAGCCTTGCGAAGTTCTTTCATTCGCTCATTCATAATCTCACCTCTCTTTCTACATAGAACTATAACATACGCAAACAGAATTGTAAATAGAAAAAGTTCGCAAACGAAACAAAAACATGTTGACATAGTTCTGAAAGCGTGATATATTATACGCATACCGAACAAAAACAACATTAAAAGTTCGGCAGAAAGGAGTGATACGGTGAGCGAACAGGAAAAGAAAGTTGTTGAAAAACTCAAAGAAGCCATTCCGAAAATGAACGACTTTCAGAAAGGCTACGTTCTTGGCATGGTTGAGGGTTCAGCAAGCGTTTCAAAAAATCAGCCAGTAGAAGAGACTGGGAACTCAAAAACAGAAGAATAGAAAACAAGATATTGATAGTTGAGAAATTTGTCGGAATTTGCAGATTAAATGTGTTTGTAACACAGGAAATCAGTTGATACAATTAATATGCGACGGCGGCAGGAAATGAGTTACATTATTGTACCAATAATGAGATAAGTATACTAACGATTTTCATGATAACAGTTCCTTTCATGATGGCCGCCGCCGTACATTAATTGTATCAACAAAGCAAAATAGAGACAACCAGTATTTTCCAACTATCAAGCGGTAGTTGGATTTTTTATTGCAAAAAATCCGGAAAGGAGACAAATGAACGAATTAGTACATATTGGAACAAAAGAATTGCCGGTCATTGAGTGGAAAGGACAAAGAGTTATCACTACCGCACAGTTGGCTGATGTGTACGAAACAGAAACAGATAACGTAAAAAAGAACTTTCAGAGCAACAAAACACATTTTAAAGAGGGAGAACATTTCTTCTTATTAAAAGGAGCAGATCTTAAGGAGTTTAAGAACAGGGTAACTGATTTTCCCCTTGTTGGGAAAAACGCGAATCAGCTTTATCTTTGGACACGTCGAGGTGCAAGCCGTCATTGCAAAATGCTTGGGACTGATAAGGCATGGGAACAGTTTGATGCACTGGAAGAAAATTATTATAACCAGACGCAAACAGTTATTCCAACCGGCGAAGAACTTATGGCACTTGCAGTTATTGAAGCGCACAAGATGCTTGAGCAGAAAGACAAGCAGATACAGGAACTTGAAACCGAAGTTGTTGAAATGAATAACATCATTTTAGAAATGCAACCAAAAGTCAACTACGTGGATTTGATTTTGAACAGTAAATCAACAGTACTGGTAACACAGATCGCACAGGATTATGGAATATCTGCTAAAGCGTTTAATAAGATGCTGAAAGAGTTAGGAGTTCAGCGCAAAGTAGGAAAACAGTGGATTTTATACAGGCAATATCAAGGGCTTGGATATGTTCACAGTAAGACTATTGATATTACAAGGTCGAATGGGCGGTCTGATGTGGTTATGCAGACGGAATGGACGCAAAAAGGAAGATTGTTCCTGTATGAAAAGCTTAAGAAGAACGGGGTTTTACCGTTAATTGAGAGAAAGGATGATGAAGATGCTTAATTTTTACGTCATGGACGGCAAAAAGCTGATCGACTTTAAACCTAAGTGGATTAATTATGTGCGAGCATTAGACAGAAGATGCAAAATGGCAGGATTTTGGGGAAAAATGACAATACAGGAAGCAAAAAGCGCTTATCCAGATGAACTTAAAAAGGATCTGTATTTAATGATAAAGCTAAAAGGAATGTCTGGCTGTAAGTTATTAAAATGCAGCGAACCGGACTTTGTAAAAAACGAGTTCCAACTTATTGAAATGATATGCGATATGGTAGGAGCTTTCACACCAAGAGAATTTATGAATATGTTTCCTATCGAAAAGACATTCGATGGAGAAAGATACCAGTGGAAAGATTACTTCTATACAATGAATTACATTGAGAGATTCGGTATGGACAAACTGATAGGAGATAAAGCGTCGGAATTTCTTATGGAATATCAGAACTGGGATATTACACATTTTATGGTTTATTGGATGGAAGTTGTAAGTCAGATGAATATTTTACAAGGTGGCAAAGATATCTTGCTTGAGTTCATGGAAGAACAGGGAGTAAAGCCACATACAATGCATTCTGACGGCAAATACATGATCGACGATGAAACAGGAGAAAAGTTCGAAATTAAAAGTCCTAAGAATCGGATGAAAAAACTTTTTTCTGTTACATGAGGAAATGCCTATGAAAAAGTTAGCAAAGATAATTGAAATGATCGGCACCGTTGTTTTTCTGTTTTGCATCTGCATTGATGCAACGGAGTATCCGGTCACTGCTATACCTGTATTGATTGGATTACTTCTTATTTATATAGGAACAAAAATAGATGGGGAGTGGCAGGAGTATACAGAAGAGATTGTAGATTACGATTACAGAAGTGAGTCTGATGACGATGACGGTATTACCTATATCACATTTGACACTGATTACAGCAAAGAAAAGGAATCATCCGAACCGACCAAAGCTGAATGATTCCCAATCAAAGCAATAGCATAAGCTATTTGCGCCTATTTTAGCATAAGAAAAGGAGAAATTCAAATATGAGAGCAGAAAACAATAAAGTGGAATTTACAGGAACGATTATCACAGAGCCGGAATTTAACCATGAGGTGTTTGGAGAGGGATTTTATAATATGCACCTCAAAGTGGATAGATTAAGTGGGACGGCTGATATTATCCCATTAATTATTTCAGAGAGATTAATCAATCTGAATGATAAATACACGGGCACTGCCGTTAATGTTTCCGGTGTGTATAGTTCTTATAACAAACATGAGGAAAAGAGAAATCGTCTGTTATTATATGTATTCGTCTGTGAAATTGAAAAAGCGAATCCGGGAGAGCATACAGATTTGAACAAAATCCAGCTTGACGGATATGTATGCAAAGAACCGATTTACAGGAAAACTCCGCTTGGAAGAGAAATTGCAGATTTATTAATCGCAGTCAATCGTTCCTACGGAAAATCAGATTATATCCCATGTGTTGTTTGGGGTAGAAATGCAAGATTTGTTGGTCAGTTGGAAGTAGGAACTCATATTGAGATCAATGGACGCATTCAGAGCCGCGGATATATTAAGAAATATGAAGATGGAACAGAAGAGCAGAGAACAGCATATGAGGTGTCTGTGAGCAAAATTAATGTATTAGAGGAGGAAAATTAAGATGGCAGAAAATACCGTTACAATTTCCGTTGAGGAATATGCAGATCTGGTTGCATGCAGGACGAAAGTTCATACAGCATGTGCCATTATTGCAAATGAACACCAAAGAGACATTGAGCTGATGGGGAAAAAGGGAACAACTATTAATTCAAAAATTATAGAGTCAGCTCTTGGATATATTGACGATGAAGCATGCTTTGAAGAGGCACTTAAAAAATATAAAGAGTGGAAGGAGAAGGAAAATGAAACTGAAAATTAGATCATTACATATGGAGAATTTCAAGGGAATTAAGAGCCTTGACGTGAATTTCTCTGTGAAAACGAAGATCAGCGGGCAGAATGCCGTAGGAAAGACAACGATCTTTGATGCGTTTACATGGCTGCTTTTCAACAAGAACAGTTCCGGAGAGGAAAAATTCAATGTTCGACCGTTGGATAAGGACGGAAACCGCATTGATAACGTGGAAATCAAGGTGTCTTCCATTCTGGATGTAGATGGAAAGGAAGTTGAACTTTCCAAGACACAGAAACAGAACTGGGTTAAGAAGCGTGGAACCGACACCGTTACTTTGCAAGGCAATGTCAATTCATTTGAGATTGACGGATATCCGAAGAGTGAAGCTGATTTCAAAGCCTATGTTTCAAATCTGGCACAGAGCGAGGATATGTTTAAGATGCTGACCAATCCGCAGTATTTTTCTTCTCTGAAATGGAAAGATCAGCGCGATATTCTGATGCGCCTTGCAACGGATGTATCGGATGTTGAACTGGCGCAGACAGATGCTAAGTATGCTCCATTACTCGGCGAGTTGGAGAAAGCACCGTCCACAGATGATATCCGTGCTAAGTTTTCCAAAGCGTTATCCGGGTGGAAGAAGAAACAGGCTGAAATTCCGGTGCGTATTGATGAAGCAGAAAAATCCAAGATTGATGTGGATGTGGCAGAACAGGAGCTTGCAAAGGTGGATCTGGTAAGAAGAATCGCTGAATGTGGCAAGAAAATGGAGAATGCCGGTAGCGCGTTGGGCGATTTAAGAAGTAAGGAAATGCAGTTGCAATTTGATATGTCCGGCATTATGCAGGTCATGAATGACGAACTTTCCGCAAAACGTAGAGGTCTTGACAGTGCCAAGGATGATGCAACACGAGAGTTCAATGACTTACATAATCAGATTCAGTCTGCGGAAAATCAGATCAAGGCAAATGAGAAGACAATTTCCGATACAGATGCAGAGCGGAAAAATCTTGGTGTTGAATACAATGCAGAATTTTCCAAGGCATTTGATGAAATGCCATATCTCTTTGACGAATCCAAGTGGAAATTTGATGAATCTACAACGGTTTGTTCCTTATGTGGTCAGAAGTTGCCGCAGGATAAGATTGAGTCTCTTAAGGCTGATTTTGAGCAGAAAAATGCAGATGCCAAGGCACGTGCCACCAAGCAGTTAGAGGATGCACGCAAAGCATTTGATGATGCAAAGGGCGCAAAACTTAAAGGTCTGATTGACAAGGGCAACGCTTGCAAGGCTGATATTGAGCGATTGACAAAGGAAAACGCCAAGTTGCAGGAAGACATTGTGGCACTCAAAGAGCAGGAATCCAAGGCACTTGCAAAGCAGAATGATTATGCAAAGCAGTTATCCGAGATCCCGGCAGAAGCTGATTATTCGCAGAATGAAGAGTATGTGAAGCTGAAAACAGAGCATGACAAGATTCTTGCTGATATTGCAAAGGTTGAATCCGAGGGCGCAGACAAGGTTGTTACTGATTTAAAAGCCGAGAAAGCCGATCTGCAGAGTCAGCTTGAAGAGGTGAACAAGGTTATTGCGCAGGCGGCTAACAATGTGGCGATTGATGATCGTATCGAAACGCTTCGTGACGAGCAGAAAGAAATCGGGCAGAAAGTTGCGGACCAGGAACAGATGCTTTACTTACTGGAAGAGTTCATCCGCTTCAAGCTGAATAAGGTTTCTGAATCCATCAATAGTCATTTTAAGACAGTAAACTTCAAACTCTTTGAAATGCAGTTAAATGGCGGCATGAAAGATTGCTGTGAGTGTACTGTAAATGGCGTTCCGTATTCGACTTTGAACAGTGGTCACAGAATTGTAGCCGGACTTGATATTATCCGCTCGTTAAGCGAATTGTACGGTGTGAGCGTGCCGATTTTCGTAGATAACGCCGAATCGCTGAATGAGTTCAATGTGCCGGATATGGATACGCAGTTAATTCTTCTGACAGTATCAGAGGACAAGCAGTTGAAAGTGGAGGGGGTGTAAATGTCAAGAGTAGGAATTGGAAACAACGTCACACAGCCGGATGCAAGGTGTATGTCATGCAAGCGTTGGAAGAGTGCAAGTAAAGGTTTCTGGGGAAGAGACGGACATTGTTCTCTTCCGTATTGCGAAAAAGACGCGAGGAATAAAGGAAAGAGAGGTTGCAGATAAATGCAGTATATCAAAGCAAAATTTCCAAACAGCACCAGAAGTTATACATACCGCATCAAGGATTCCGTAAAAGCCGGTGACACGGTTGTAAATGCCAATGGTGCAAAGCTAACAGTTACGGATGAAACCGTGGATATGAAGTGGGTGGAAACCTACGGGGCTGACAAGGTGGCAGTTGTGAAGAAATATGAGGAAAGCGAGGAAAAGCAGTGAAACTTTATTTTTATGGACTTAATTCGGACGGAATCTTCGTCACAGAAGTGGAAGTGATTGAAAAACCAAAGACATATTATCCAGTTGATAAGAAAAGAGGTTTTCCAAATTGCATGAGCTTTGTTAGAAAAGAGGACGAAGGGAAAATTACTGGCTATTATGAAAATATTTTCCTTACAAAGCCGAATTTCGATTATGCAAAGGAAAAGTTTAGAGAAGCCGCAGAAAAGGAACTTAAATCAGCAAAAGAAAAGTTTGAAATAGCAGAAAACAAATTAAAAATCATCATGGAAAGCGAGGGAAAATAGTTATGGCAGAAACAAAAAAACAGGAAGTAGCAGTAGCAGAGGAAAAGAAAGAGGTTGCGCACAGCAACAAAGTTACAGATTACAGTCTTGGAATTTTCGGAACATCAGATAATTTCATCATGGCAATGCAGATGGCAAAGGCACTGGCAAGTTCAACAATCGTTCCGCAGACATTCCAGAAGAACGAGGCGAACTGTCTGATTGCCATTGAACAGGCACAGCGGTTAAGAGTTAGTCCACTTATGGTCATGCAGAATCTGTATGTTATTCAGGGCAGACCGAGTTGGAGCAGTAAATTTCTGATTGCCGCAATCAATAACTCCGAAAAATTTGATATGGAATTGCAGTTTGACGAAGCAAAGGACAAGAACGGCAAGCCATTCTCATGCACGGCTTGGACTATGAAAAATGGTCGCAGGGTTGAGGGCATGGAAGTAAATATGGATATGGCAAAAGATGAGGGTTGGCTTGGCAAGAACGGTAGCAAATGGAAAACCATGCCGCAGTTAATGCTTCGGTATCGTGCCGCATCTTTCTTCTCCAGTCTGAATTGCCCGGAACTGACAATGGGACTGTATACGAAAGAGGAAATGCAGGACAACGATTTCAAGGAATATCCGATGGAAGATTTGCAGGAACAGGTCAAGCGTGATATTTCCGAAAATGCCAATTCAGAGCCATTTGTTGTAGCTGAATCCGAAGCTATTGAGACCGGGAGCGAAGTAGTTGAACCAGAGCCGGAGAAAGTAGCCGGAGAAGTCGTTGAGAATGACGAGAACGTACCGGACTTTATGAAAGATTAGGAGGTTGCCATGAGAGTTATATCACAGGACGGCACATTGGATTTTCCGTACGAAAATAGCATTGTTTTTATTGATACAAGGGCGAAAGAAGCAACATTTGTCCGGATGCAGGCAATCGGAGACAATGAGACTTCAATAACAGCTAAATATTCCACGAAAGAAAAGGCAAAGAAAGCCATGGAAATGCTTAGAGAAGAATATCAAAAATATGCAAGCCAGAATTACATGAAAGTATTTCAGTTCCCGGCAGAGGAAGAATTGGAGTAGCCTATGGAAGTTATATCAGTCTTAGAATCCGTGCAGAAAGGCATGAAAGATAACATTTACAATTTCTGCAAAGATGGAAAATGTAGCCAATGCGGTAACTGCTGTTCCAACCTTTTGCCAATGAGCAGAAAGGAAGTAGATGCAATTCACAGATATATCCGTAAGAACCATATCAAAGAGTGCAAACATCTTCTTCCCACTGCGAATAGAACGTATGATATGACATGCCCTTTTCTTGATACGGATAAGAGTTGCGAGAAATGCAGAATCTATCCGGTTCGACCAGAAATTTGCAAGCAATTTATCTGTGACAATGAGCAGAGGGCAAAGCATAATCGGGCATTGTTGGGACAGACAAGACAGATTATTGATGTGAGGAGTGAGTTTTATCACAGAAATGGAAAATAGGCAGAAAGAAAAAATTACAAAAAGCCGAGAACGCGTCAAAAAGTTTGGAGAAGTTTATACGCCGGGCTGGATGGTACAAAAGATGTGCAATATGTTGGAAGATGAAAATGGTGGTGCAGAGTGTTGGAGAGGAACAGTGTTGGAGCCTGCGTGTGGTACTGGAAATTTCCTTGTGGAAATCTTGAAACGGAAACTGTCAATAGGAATGACTGAAACGGAAGCTGCAGAGACATTATTCGGCATTGATATTCTGGCAGACAACATAGAAGAGAGCATACAGAGACTTACGGATCTTGCACCGACAGCAGAAAGTATATTCAGAAAGAACATTGTTCAGGGCAACTTTTTAAAACCGGAAGGAATATGGTTTTTGGAGGATGCCGAATGAGAGAAAAAGCGGAAGACCCTTATGTATCTCTTGGTATATGCTCCAGATGTCACAAAGGCATATTGGGAACGCAGTACAAAATGTGCGCTGAGTGCCGGGAGAAGAAAGCGAAGGTAGAAGCTAAGAGACTTGCAAGGGAAACACCGGAACAGGCAGAAGCACGGAAAGAAAGAGTCCGTACCAGATATTACATGAATAAGTCCAGTGGAATATGCGTGAAGTGTGGAAAACGTAATGCAGTATGCGGAACTGTTTTATGCAACAGGTGTTTGGCAAAGAGGCGTTCGTGCGAGAAGTCCACAAGCCAAAGGGAGTACCGGGAGGATAAAGGATTGTGCATAATCTGTGGTAGACCGGCGGTATCTGGAAGAAAGCATTGTGAGGAACATTTAAAGATGCTACGGAAAACAGTTGCAAATGCGGCAAGCCATATAGACTACACGAAACATCCTTGGATAATCGATAATAAACACATATTTGAAAATTGAGGTGAAAGAGGTATGAAACTTAAAGCCTTAGGCTCTGGTTCATCCGGTAATTGCTACATACTGGAAAATGAAAGCGAAGCGTTAATTATTGAAGCAGGATTGCCGTTTATGGAAGTTAAGAAAGCACTGGATTTCAATGTGCGAAAGATTAAAGCAGTAATCACAACCCACATACATTCAGACCATCATCAGTACTTCTTTCAGTATGTTAGAGCCGGTATTCCAGTGTGGGAGCCGTTCAAATTGATAGATGGAAATATCCTACAGTTTGGGAAAGAAAGCTTTAGCATACGAGCATTTGAAAACCGGGATAAGTCCGGCAGATGGCTACACAACAACGGAGACGGTTCAGAGTGCCCCTGCTACGGATTTTACATCACACACCCGGATATTGGCAGCTTGGTGTATGCAACAGACACGGAATACGTCAGATGGAGATTTAATGGTGTTAATCACATCATGGTGGAAGCCAACTATGATATGCAGTTTGTGAACCGAGAAGAGCCAAATTACGAACACAGATTAAGAGGTCATATGAGCTTACCAACGGCACTTGACTTTATTTCTACTAACGATAATCCGGCATTGCGAAATGTCGTTCTAATTCACTTATCAGATAAATCAGCAGATTCGGCATTATTCAAACAAAGGACAGAAGAAACAGTTAAATATGGAGCGGATGTTTATATAGCGGAAAAAGGATTAGAGGTTGATATGAACCTTTGCCCGTTTTGATAGGTTGAAACACCAATGTGAAAGCATAAAAGAAACCAGTTTATGCGGTATCTGACTTTGGTATGGAATTTAATATATCACAAAACTAAATTGAAAGCCATGAGATACCTTTGGCGGTTGCTAAAAGTGACCACCAGAAAGGAGAATACGTGTTAATAATTGAGGATAAAGGACAGAAAGAGGGCTTACATATCCTTAAGAATAGATATTTTAAAAGCCACGATATGGAAGTCTTGCGTGCACCATTGCCGGTTGGAGATTACATAATTGCCACAGACAAGGTAGAGGATGTTATCCATAGAAAATCAGCTAGAAAAATGGAACTTAAAAAGATGGATTTTCTTGGCACATATGATGTTTCCGTTGACACGAAAAAGGACATGCAGGAAATTGCAGGGAATATCTGTGGAAAAGCACATCCGAGATTCCGTGACGAGTGTATTTTGGCGCAGAACAACGGAATTAAGCTATATGTGCTTATTGAAAATACAGACAAGGTGTATTCCGTCAATGATGTATTTACATGGCATAATCCACGAGTGGACCGGTATAACAATATTGCATATATGCACACACTTGGAAAATTGCTGAATGTATCGCTACCGAAAACAAAGCCGACATCTGGCAAGGTATTGGCAAAAGCTATGCTGACAATGCAACTTAAGTATGGCGTTGAGTTCGTATTTTGTCGCCCGGAAGATGCTGGGGCAAAGGTTATTGAATTGCTTGGAGGTAGTGAAAATGGCGGAGAATAAGCGGTATTACTGGCTTAAACTGATGGATGATTTCTTTGATAGCAAACGAATCAAAAAACTCCGAAAGATGGCAGGCGGCGATACATACACGATCATATACCTTAAGATGCAGTTGTTGTCGTTGAAAAAGGGCGGCTACTTAGAGTATTCCGGCTTGGAAGATGAATTTTACAAAGAGATTGCTTTGGATATTGACGAGGACGAAATTAATGTTCAGGTAACGATTCAGTATCTTCTTTCCTGCGGATTGCTTGAAACATCAGATTCCATTGAGTACAAGTTGCCATTTGTGCAAGATAACCTAGGAAGTGAGACGGCAAGCACTCGTAGAAGTCGTAAATCTAGGGAAAATGCACAAAAAGCGTTGCAATGCAACAGTGGAGCAACGGAGTGCAACATTTTGCAACAAAATTGCAATGTAGAGATAGATATAGAGAAAGATATAGATACAGATATAGAGATAGAGAAAGAAAATACAAAAGAAAGCGTGCCTGCATCTGATTTGGACTTTGACGCGGAATGGGGATGGGAATACACGATCAATGCATATCCAAAGAAAACGTCGTTAACGTCTGCCAAGGTAGCATGGATGGACAAGCTTTTAGAAGTTATCGAGCCGAACAGGAAAGCCGTTGCAAAGCTGATATATGAGGCTACAGTGGCATATGTTACTGACTATATAGAGAAGAATCCAGATGATACGAATTATCGCTACATACCAAAATACGGAGACTGGCTGAAAGAGGATTGCGATTACTGGATTCGTCAAGTTGAGAAACGAAAGCGAGGTGAGAGCAGTTGACGGAAGCAGAACAGGGAGTGATCGGTTGCGTACTGATCGACAATGATTCCATGTTTAAGGTTTACAACAAATTGAAGCCGGAAATGTTTAGTACGGAATTTTGCCAAGATGCATTTGCAGAAATGCTTGCCATGTATGACCGGGGTGAAAACATCAATATCGTTTCGCTGTCTCAGTCACTTGAAAACCACAAATGGGAGCCGGAAATGATTGCCGAGGAGCTTAAGGAATGTATTGCCGCAACTCCGTTATCGACAGCAATGAAAAACTATGCGGATGCAGTCATTAAGGATTGGCGGGCAAGGGAAACGAAAAGCCTTTTCCAGAGAGTGAGCCTTAGACCGTGTGATATTGACAATTCTATAGCTGAAGTTCTCACGAAACTCGAAGAAATCCAAGAAAACAAAACCGTTCACTCAAAAACTATGAAGCAGATTGTTGCAGAAAATAGAGGGAATTATTTCAATGAGCATGTAGGCGAGGGATTGATAAAAACTGGATTTTATCGAACGGATGATTGCCTTGGTGGCTTGGAATGCGGAGACGTTACTGTAATTGGTGCGAGACCGGGTGTTGGAAAGTCTGCAATCGTTACGCAAATGATCGGGCAGATGGCAGAAAAGGATTATAACATTGGCTACTATAACCTTGAAATGAACGAATCACAGGTGTATGAGCGTTTCGTTTCTCGAATGTCTGAAATCGGTCTGACAAGGGTTCGCCGGGCAAAGGCTTTTCTTGGTGGGGAGAAAGAAGCATTCGACAAGGCGAATGAAACACTTTCCGGGTATAGCATCACTATTTCAACCGGCGCGAAGTCGGTAAGTGAAATCCGGGCAGAATGCAGGCACCAAAGATATGATGTGATCGTGATTGACTACTTGCAGTTAATCAAGGCTGATCGAAGATTCGGTAACCGTGCATCCGAGGTCGGAGATATTTCAAAAGCTATCAAAGCCTTGGCTATGGAACTGCATGTGCCAATTATCGTACTGTCTCAGCTTAATCGAATATCAGAGATGAGAGAAACAAAAGAGCCAACTATGGCAGAATTGAGAGAATCCGGAGACGTTGAGCAGGATGCATCAAACATTATCTTGTTATGGAATCTTGATGAAGATGGTCAATATAAGGGATGGAAAATTGAAAAGCAAAGGCAGGGAACACATTTAAAAGAAGTTCTCCAATTTGACGGCGATCACATGAGATTCATTGAGCGAACCGAAACCATTGAACAGATTCAAGCACGGATGCGACAGAAAGACGGTTTCCGAGAAGTATGTGGCAGCACACCATTTGATTAAAAGGTGAATGATTATGGCAAGTAAGAAATTTGAAAAAGGTTCCGAAGAATGGCAGTTTTTTAATGACTATTATAAATTCCGGCAGCAGTTTTATGAAGCTGATAACGAAGATGAGTGGTTCCAAGGAATGATGGAAGCAGGGGAAATGCTAATTAAAAAATACACACGGACAAATATATCAAAATATGTTCAAAGTCTTGTATTTAGCCATTTTGAGGATGTAGAGAGGAGATGGAAGAACAAATGAGTAATGCACTGGCAAGAAAGAAAAAGCGGATGCAGCCACTTGGATATTCCAAGAGTGAACTGATCGGAATACAGAGACACGCCAAGGCACAAAGCAATGCGGATTATCTGATAGAGGAATCCTATTATAACGTTCGCATGATGGCATACCAGACACTTCATGATAAGTTCGGATTTAGTCAGAAAAGAATTATCAGAGTAGAACAGACGATTGAAACGTATTTAGGAGATGCCGAAAAGGATGGAATGTCAGCAGAGGAGCTTGGATATTTCATGAAAACAAAATGCGGTATTGATGTGCGGGAAGAAACCAATAAGATACCGTACCGTGAAAGTTTTTATCTGGTAGAGCGAAAGATCGCACCAAGCTGCATGATACAGGCAAATAAATTTTTACTGGCGCAGGTATTTAATTACTTTGCAATGTTGGGTGTCTGTTTGAAAACAAAGTTTAAGTTCTCTTCCAATCAGATCAGACAGGTGTATGAGAGAATCAGGTATCTGATTAACTGCATTGCTACCGGATATGAAACCATGGCAGGAATTGCAAGTGTACTGGAGCATGAATGTAAGTACATTGACAAGCGGTTTATTGGAAAGACGTATGAAATATAGGAGGAATGGTTGATGGACAAGTTAGTTGTGGAACTGCAGGATGGATATTTTGTGGAGATTGATTCTCTGAATCACACCCTGAGACAGAGATATGCCGGACAGGATAAGGACGGCAATGAAAAAGAAAGCGTTCGAACAATCGGATATTTTGGAGACATGAAACAGTGCATTAAGGCTTTGTTAGAGCGTTATCCGAGGGAGTTATCTGAAAAAGCACAGATTTCCTTTGATGAATATTTAGAACTGTTGGATAAGGCTTATACGAGGTCAGAACAGCTTGTAAACAGTCTTGGAAAATGACGGAGGTATAAATTGCACAGAGAAAGCAAAGAGAGACGCAGAATCATAGCAGAGATGGAAAACCATCAGACGAGAATACCGAAGCATCCAAACCCGGATGCATTGAGAGATTTTAAGGAAGTGCCGTATCAGTTGCGGTACGGGAAGGAGAAAAAGGATGCTGAATAGAGAAAAATATGCGGAAGAGATTTTAAATATTGCGTGTAAGGGAGATAAAATTGCAATTTGCAACGGGAAATTGACAGCTTGTGACGATACACATTGCATAGATTGTGATTTTAGGCGTCCTTCAGAATGCCAAGAAAAAATGCTGAAATGGGCGAACAGCGAATATGTTGATTGGAGCAAGGTTTCAGTTGATACACCGATTTATGTTAGATGCCGCAGCAGCGACGAATGGGAGAAAAAACATTTTGCTAAATTCGAGAACAATTATGTGTATGCGTGGAGCGATGGCAAAACATCATGGAGCACCACTAATGGATCTACAATGGTATGGGAGCATGCCAAACTGGCAGAAAGTGAGGATCATAATGTCAATAAGCAGGATTAAAAACCGGATATCTGAGGTAGCAACAGAAGCCTGTGGGTATTCTCCTCTAACAAAAGTGGTTTCGGAGGAAGAGATCAACAGAATTTTGGAGCAGGAAAGCGGATGGATTCCATGCAGTGAGCAGATTCCAGAAGAACCGGAAGAAAATCCGTTATTTGAGGGAAAATGTCTTGAAGTGTATTTGGTAACAACAAAATACGGAAGTAGTGAGCAAGACAAGGTATACCCATTTAGAGCATTTTGGAATGGAATTAATTTCACGGATGGAATGAATATTCTGGACGTTATTGCTTGGATGCCGCTACCAGAGTCATACAGAGAAAGTGAGGAATGATATGAAAGATGGAATACATCCTGATGGATGCATAGTGACAAATAAACAGACCAATGCAGACCGGATCCGGAGCATGACGGATGAAGAGCTTTTAGATTTCCTTTGCTCAATCGAAACATATGAGCAGGGTAGCGTAAAGACCATTGAGGGCGGCGTAGCAATGTGTTCTGTTACAGAGGTGGAACAGTGGCTTAAGGCAGAAAGTGAGGGATAGCATGGAGAGATTAACAGAGAGAAATCCATTGTGGATTGATGATGAACTGTGGGAAAGGGCATGTGAACCGGATTGCGAGGAAATAGATGCCGTATATCGGAAACTCAAAGACTATGAGGATACCGAGGAGCAGGGATTACTTCTGCGGTTGCCGTGTGGAATTGGCTCAGATGTATATTTAATTCCTAGCAAAGTCAATTATGAATTAAATATTTTAAGTCTGCACCCGGAGAACAATAAAATTTATCATCAGAAAGTAGCCTTTATTACTTTTACAGAAAAAGGATGGTACATGGAGTGTGACAAAGATCGGGAATATGGTACAGACCGAATCCTGTCAGAAAAAATGTACAAGGAAACCTGGTTTTTATCACAAGAGGAAGCAGAAGCCAAGTTGAAAGAAATGGAGGAAAAGGATGGAAGATAGATATTTATGCAAAGCAAAACGAACTGATAACGACGAATGGGTTATTGGCGGTTTGGTACGATATGGATTTACCGGAAGAGAAAAATACTATATCGTCCCTAGTTACGCATCAGATTTATATGCTCTGAAAATTGATCCATCCACAATTTGTTGGTGCACCGGACTTAAGGATAAGAACGGCAAGCTGATCTGGGAGAATGACGTTTGTGATAGAAAAGAAGAATATCCGGAAATTGTAAAATATAATAAGGGCGATTGGACGCTTGATTATAGTTACTCAAAAGATAGAGAAAGCGGATATTGCTACTGTAATTTAGGATTTTACGTACTCGAACGAAAGTGTGTAGAAGTGATCGGCAACATGATTGATAACCCGGAACTGTTGGAGGTGTAGTTATGACGGAGAATGAAGCAATTGAAGAATTAAAATATGATTGTAACGAACTTGGAAAAGCGATTCCGTGTGATACATCATGGGGAAAATCATTTGAAAATGCTTATGCAATGGCAATCAATGCACTTGAAGAAATTGAACAGTACCGCACGATCGGAACAGTGGAAGAATGCCAGAAAGCGATGACTGTAAGAAGAGAGGTACAGGAGATCGTTGATCAACAGCTTATTGCTGGGGAAAACAGTTACGAAGAGATATATGCTTGCTTTTGGGAAATAGTAAAAGTAGTTCAGGCGAATTATTAGACAGGAGGGCGAACGATGAGACTGATTGACGCGGATGCGCTAAAGAAAGATTTAAAATCGGTTACTTTAAGCAATGGAACTTTAGTAAATACAAATGCAGTATTGTATTTACTAGAAGAATATCCGACGGCTTATGATGTAGACAAGGTTGTGGAACAGTTGGGAAAATTAAAGAAAGCAGAGCAGGACAGACCAGATGATTGCGACGAGGACGGATGCGGAGACGGCGAACAAATCTACGATGACGGGAGAAGCCAGGGAAAATTTGAAGCATTTGGAAAAGCAATCGAGATCGTGAAAGGCGGTGGAGTAGATGCGAAAACCGATTCCTAAATCTGTTAGAAAACAAGTATATGCAAAATACAACGGTCATTGCGCTTACTGTGGGTGTGAATTAGAGTACAAGGATATGCAAGTAGACCATGTTATTCCTTTAAACGGTTGGAGCGAACAGGGAACGGACACGGTGGATAATATGCTTCCTGCCTGCCGGAGTTGCAATCATTATAAAAGCCGTTCTACTCTTGAGGGATTCCGAAAGATGGTTGAAGCAATGCCAGATACCTTGATGCGGGATAGCGTAACTTATAAAAATGCGGTTCGCTTTGGTTTAGTAATTCCCAATAAGCAACCAATTACATTTTATTTTGAGAAAGTAGGTGG